ATGAATGAACTCAGCGTAGTGCTGACCCTTCTTCTCCAGAGGATCGGCGCAATCCACATCGAGCTTGTAGGCACCAGTCACCCACTGCCACTCGCCCATGTAGTTGGTCGGCATCCAGCTCAAATCGCCGACACGGTTCACAGGGCGAACAATGTGCGACTTGAAGACATACGGGGTGACGATGAACGCGGCCTCGAACGGAGCAGTCACCCAGCTTGAGTTGACGCTGAACACCGTACCCTTCGTGCCATTGGCGCTGGTAAACGGCTGAACCAACGTGTACTTGCCACCAGCGTAGGTGTAGCGGGGCGGGAACAGATTCGGCACATGCCGGAAGTTCTTAATCACCCGATTCGCGCCAATGCGCTTGAGCAACTCAGCGCCGCTGCCGCTGCCCATATCAGCCTGACGCAGATCCTCACGGAACGCGGGGTTGTTCTGAGCGATGCGCTGCGAAGCCTCCAAGCCGATGTAGAGCGGGAACACCGGGCCGTCGCTGCTGTAGCTGATGAAGCCAGAGCTATCAGGATTGGTAGCCCCGTTGCGGATCAGCGTGGCAGCAGCCACATCGAGCATCTCCTGAGTCAGCTCGGAGGTGGACTGATTCAGCGCCTGACCAGCGGAACCGGTCTGAATCCAAGGCAGCTCATTCACGCCAGACGGAATCGTCTCAACCTGAGTGAAGGACGAGTCGGCCACAGCCTTGATGGCATACTTGGCGAACATGTTCTGGTAACGGGTTTCCCAAGAACGCTGAGCGCGGATGGAGAGCTTCTCCAAGTACACACGCAAGAACGCCTCGACGCGATGATCGAAGGTCAGATCGTCCTTACACAAGAGCGGACCTTTGAGGGCGAAACGCTCAGGACTCCAGGTGACGGCATTGTAGCCGACCGGAACGTCATTGTAGGTGACATCGCAAGCGCCAGCGTTATCGCCGGGATTGCCGCTGGCGAGCGTGATGGCCGACCACTCCTCAGCCGCAGTCGGCTCGATGGAAGTGGTGGTGAACGAGGTCTGGGTCAGACCAGTACCCTGAGGATACTCGCCGCGCTCAATCATGTTGAGCCACATCGAGCGGTACGAGGCGCGTTTATAAACGTCCTGCGCGAGCGACTCAGTAGCCACCGCGAAGGCGTTGAAGACATTAGGACAAGCCATGAGATTATGAAATTAAACCGACGTTATCTGCGTTATGGTTGGCCATCCATCCACCACACGGTGGCTGATTATCCAACCTGCTACACGCGGAGTGTCATTGCCGCTTAGACGGTTTTGCGATGGCTGACCAAGCCTCCGCATTGCTTAAGGTCGTTACGCGCACTGACGCACAAGGGCGACTAAAGTGTCAATCACAATTAGTAAACTCATCGGTCAGCTCCGACTGCTCCGCCATGTAGCTCTTGTATCCACAGAGTAGGCCAAGTTTGTGAGGTTGGATGATATGCTCCTTCGCGATGACTCCACGGAATGTGTACGGACCTGGAAAGGTTCCTGTCATCAGAGCGTAGAAGTCCACTCCGTCGGTTTTCGATCCTTTGCGCGCATCGACCAGTAGCTTCCCATTGTCGTACTTGGTCGTTTTGACATCGATGCGGAATCCCGGCGGAGGCGGGATGACCGCGTCATAGAGCGGATGCGGAGGCTCGCGGTCGGTATCAATGTCGGGATACACATTGAACAGGCGACAGAAAGCCAGCTCGCCAGCAATACCCTCAAGATCGACCGTATGCGGATCTTCCGCGCTGATCTTTAGATTCGTAACGTTGAAATAGCGGTTATTGCCATTTCGATTCTTGGCGACGTAATGGGCCAGCTTCTGCTCTGCTGTCGATAGAAATACTTTTTGACCGATTTTGATTTTGTTTATCATGGTCAAAAAGGTGGAAAATTTTTGAGGGGGGTATCGTAAACGAAGCCCACCCGCAAAGGGGGTGCCACCCTCTACGTCAAAAAGTGTGCCAACCCCTAGGAAAAACAATCCTTTTCTGTCATTAGCTCATCTAATCCAGTCCATTAGCCCGCCCGTCTTGCACAATCACTGTTATATTTACTTCGTTTCGGATTCGCTCGTCACGTTCACTTCGAATGATCGATCCGGCATCGATCCGAGTAAATTGATCGACACAGACGCCGCTTCCCCTTGTTCACTCCATCCGAAAACCAAAGCGGACCGCTTGGCAACGCTTCCAAGGATAGTCTCTCTCACGCTTTCGTCTTTTATCCCGTCCAACGAATAGCTGTCGATGCGTTCCAACGTGCTGGCGGCATCAGCCGCGAGCTTAGAGCGGACAAGCGCAGACAGACTTTCCAATGAAACACTTTCCTTTGAGGAAATAGTGTTTCGCATTTCCCGCTTCACCTTGGTGATTCCTTCCTTGCTCGCCTTGCTGGTCAGCGTTGCAAAGTTTAGCCTCAATTCGCTTCCGATTGCTTTCCAAGTCTTTCCCGATAGGTAAAGGGCTTTGGCCTGATTCCATTGGTTCTCTGTCATACAAGGTACTTTGCCAAGCAAGGTAGGTTTCGGCAACTTGCTTTCCCCACCACGTTTCCCCGCCTCAAAAATCGATTTTTGACTTCGCCAGGCGTTCCCCTCTCAAAAATTTTTCCCCCGTTTTCCTGAGCAAATCCCACCGTTTTCCCCTTTCCTAAAAATATTTTTACTTTTCTTTTGACTTCCTTTTCCGTTCCCCCTAGTCTTTCCGCCGTGAAAAGCACCCTGCGTCAAAAAATCCTTAGCCTAGCCTTCCAAGCCTTGGCATACGCTGTCGTTTCCTACGTTTTCTTCCTGATTTTCTTCAAATCCCAATTCTAAAAACCCATGACCAAAAACCTCCTATCCGTCGACACCAACGCAAAAACCGTCAAAGGCCAGAAGCGTGGCTTTATGACCGGAATTCTCTATCTTGCACCTGACCGCATTTCCGGGCTTTTCAACGCATGTCCCAACGCATCCGATGGATGCCGAAACCTTTGCCTATACTACGCCGGACGCGGCGCATTCAACAGCGTTCAGCAAGCGCGGACAGCCAAGACCATTTTCTACGTCAAAGACCGCGAAACCTTCCTTGCAACGCTGACCGAAAACGTGGCTTCGGTCATCCGTAAGGCCAAGGCCAAGAAAATGACCCCGGTCATCCGATTAAACGGGACATCCGATATCGGATGGGAACGCTACACGGTCATCCAAGCGTTCAAGAAAACCCGTTTCTACGACTATACCAAAAGCTTTGCGCGTATGGTGGCCTTTCTAGATGGAAAGCTCCCGTCCAATTATTCCCTGACCTTTTCACGCTCCGAAGCCAACGAAAGCCAATGCCTCGAGGTTTTGAAGCGTGGCGGCAACGTGGCGGTCGTTTTCCGAAAGGCCTTGCCGACGCATTGGAACGGATATCCGGTCATTAATGGCGACGAAAACGACCTCCGATTCTTAGATCCGAAGGGTGTCGTTGTGGGCCTGACAGCCAAGGGTAAAGCAAAGTCCGACACCACGGGCTTTGTCGTGGGTTAAAGCAACGTGTCAGCCTATGCGAAAGCGTAGGTTGACGCGTCTCTTCAATCTCAATCTCAATCAATCAAAACTCAATCCATCAAATCCAATGATCAACCGATACCCCGGCCAATGCGTCCAATGCCACGAATACGTTCCCTCAGGCTTAGGCACCGTCTCAAAACGCAACCGCGCATGGCGCATAGACTGCAATGCATGCACCGGCCGCATGCCTGAGAATTCCGGCCTTGTGTGCGTCAAACTCTCCTCCGGTTGGACAGGCACGCGCAATGCGCGCGGCCGCTGCGAGGATGCGCCGTGTTGCGGGTGCTGCTCTTTCTAAGTCTCAAAACCCAACGAATAAAACACCATATGACACACTGGACATTTGAAACGATAGAATCGGCCGTCGACTTTTCGCGCTTATTTAATCAATGGGGCGCGCGCCGGAATAACGGGTCGACGATAGCCTTTCGCGATGGCAAGACCGTCACCCTGCGGCCGGAGTTTGACTCCAAGGAAACACGCCGCGAATTCCTTTATCTGAAAGGATTTTTCGAATGAAACTTGTCGAATTCCTACGCGCGCGCGCCTTTGAAGAGCCTTTCATCATGCATGCCGAAAAGTGGCAGTTCGTCACGATCAGACGCGCGGACGGGGCGGAGGACATTGGCGTCTACCGCTTCTCAACCGATCTTTGCTACGACTATTCCGACTTTCGCGCGCTCTTCAACCTAGCCTAAACCCAACGCATCCAATGACATCAATCCAACGCATAGAAACGGCCGTGGATAACCTGATCAACGGAAACCTTACGCACGCACGCAAGTCGGCACGCGGCCTCACATATTCCGACATATTCGACTGGCTGACAGGCCCTGTCGGCTGGCCAGAAAACCGTTCGCGCGCGTGTGCGGATTATCTGATCGGACGCATAGACTACCGCACCTATTGCAACGCAGACCGCTGACCCATCCTCCGCGCGCCATGCGAAAGCGTGACGCGAAAGGGTAGGCCAATCTATCCGCAGCAATTAATCCATCCCATGCGCTACAAAATCCAACTCTCAACCTCAACCGGCGGCTGGTCAGACCTTCGCGAATCCGCGAATGACGGCCAGACCTACGAAACCTGTTTATTTCCCACGCGCATGGCCGCTGTCGCTGCGCGCGAGGAGTTCTCGGAACTGTCCGAATTCCTCGAAACCATGCGAATCGTCCCCGCCGAAACCCCCGAAACCGAGAACATCTACGCCTAAAGCATCCATGAAAACCCATACCCCCGGCCCTTGGGAAATTCTGACGACCAACAGAAAAACCTACGTCGTTACGAATGCGTTATCGCAGCCATTCGTTGGTCAAGTTATCGCTGGGCCGACGACTTGTCCTGACTGGGAAGCCAATGCGCGCCTAATCGCCTACGCGCCTGAATTGCTGGCCGCGCTGGAAGCCGTGACGAAAGCCTATGTCGAACTGGTTCAGTCTGATTATCCGCCTTCGTGGAGTGCTGAGAAAGACAGTGAAGTCATTGCAGCACGAGCAGCCATCGCGAAAGCAAAAGGAAACGCATGAAAACCAAACAGCCAACCTATCGCGAACTTTACCTGCGCGCCTATGCGGCCCACGCACGCGAAGAGGGCAAATATCAGCGACTGCTTTTCCTCACGCGCAAGATTGCGAAAGCGATTCCTGTAGGCCACAAAGTATTGAAAGACTGGAAAGACTGGGAACAACAAATCAAAGAGAACGAATAAAATTATGCCAAGACATTACCTTAAAGATCCAAGCGACGGACCATGGAAGCGTACCCTGGGCTTATACACCGGTTGGGAAATCATGGATTCCAATGGCCATATCATTGTCCGAGTAATTGATAACACCCACGGCAAGCCAAACGCGATTCTGATTGCATCCGCCCCCGATCTTCTCTCCGCGCTGGAACGTCTCACGCATCCAATGGCCGACGACGAGGATCTGGACCATGCGCGCGAGGTAATCAGGAGAGCCAAAGGCCAGTGATTCAAACCGGGGGTGCGCGCATCCGCTCCACGCGCAAATCCAACGAATAAACCTCTATCACGCATCATATCATGCATCCATTGCTCTTATCCGCCCTCATTCAGGTCGAATCCAACGGAAACGACCATGCGAAAGGCCGTCACGGCGAACTTGGCGCGCTTCAGATTAAGTCGATCATGGTCCGCGACGTGAACCGCATCATGGGAACGCATTACGCGCACGACCAAGTCACGAATCGCGCCATCTCGATCTTCATCGCGGAAAGCTATTTCGCGCACTATGGCCAGCATCTCAGCGACGAAAGTCTCGCTCGGCTCTGGCAAGGTGGGCCAAAAGCCCTTAGAAGATCATCCACGCGCGCGTATGGAAAACGGGTCATGCGCGAACTGGAAATGCAACTCGCAGGTATAAACAAAACTCGACAGTAAAAACTCTATTTTCAACGGACGGTAAAACAGCACAAACCAATGAAACTAACCATTCAATCGAAGCAGAACGCTCAGACGATCATCGACTTGTTCAATGCCATCGTGACTGGCGAAACCGAGGAACATGGAGCCACGCCCATGAGCATCTATGATGACGACAAACACATATGCAGCATCGTCGCCGCGAACGGCTCTCAGATTCTGGAGCTGATCATCGAGCGCGAGGTTGGGGACAGGTTGTGTCCTGCGTTCGAAGGCAACCCTGATGATGAGAAACTGCCATGAGCCGCAACATCCCGCTCAGCGAGCTGATAACGACGCTCGAAAGTTTGTCGGACATGATGCAATCGCCCATGCTTATGGAAGCATCCTATCGACTCGACACTGTCAACAGCGCGCTATACTGCCTTGAACACGCGCTTTTCTACGTCCGCATGTATCGGTCAGCCGATAATACAGGCGATGGCGAGAAGCGACGCCAAGAACTCATCGACGACTCGGAAGCACTCATCAAAATCATCCGCGAGGGAGGACTCTACCCATGAGCCGCAATCTATTCGCCCCGCCCCGCTTCAAGGTTCAGATATCCGGCGCGATTGGCTGGAGCGACTTAAAGGAGCGGGTCGTTCGTTTCGAGACGGTCGAATTCCGCGCGCGCAAGGATGCCGAGGCGACGGCCAAGGAACTCAACCCTGGCGAGTACACGCAGGGCCGGATTCGCGTCGTCCCGGTCGAAGTACCGGAGGATTATGATGTTTATCCCACCGCAGAAAGGTCCAAACCATGAGCGACATCCGAGATGAACTGGCCGAAATCGATCCTGAACTGCTTCTCATGGATGGATTCGATGACTGCATCCTCGGCATCTGCGAGTCGTTCGGGGGCGTCCCGGTCGTCGCCTACGATTACGACAAGGTGCTGGCCAGCCTTCAGGCAAGCGGGATGACCTACGAGGAAGCGGTCGAGTACCATGAATTCAATCAGGCCGGAGCATACGTCGGCGAGCGGACTCCGGTGTTCATTCGCCGCGTAGAAAGTTAGATGTCCCGTCGGCCACCAATCCCACAGCCAAAACCATGTCATTTCATCGAATCGATTCTAGCGCGGTCATAGGCGAAACCGTCCGTAGAGCCGCAAAACACCTTCCGAACGCTCTACGGGGCGTTTCCGCTCCATTAAACAGCATTCTCGAATGTCGATTGAGCGGTGTTTCATCCTTATTCCGCCGACGCCGCGCCACCGCCGTTCAAGGCGGGGGAAGCAGCGAGCGACGAGCGGAATAGCATTCCCGTTTTTAAACGGGATGCTTACTTATTTTTAGATAAGCTAGAAGTGGCAAGGCTAAGTTTTCGAGAATCAGAATGAATGTTCTCAATGTATGGTTGACAAGAAGTGAATGGTGTTTTATGTCTTTCTTCGTATGAGTTACTTATCCAATGGTTCAACCCTAAGGGCAACCTTCCGCAACATGGAGCCGATGAGGCATCATCTCGACCCGTCACAGTCCGAGGTTATCAGCCATATCCGGCGGACTTTGGACTACAGCGAGGAGGCTGCGGAAAGGGCGTTCAACAGTATGCGGAATCCGAAGAGTGGTGTGCTGCTTTTCGACCGAGTTCATCGACTCTGGTATGGATGCGATTGGACGCCGGACGAAGAGGATGCGAAGAAGGATTTCTTCACCCAGCGGTTTTCCGAGATGAAACGTGAAGTCGCCGCGCTCCGCGAAGAGGTTCGCGAGTTCTCTGAAATGAAGAAAAAGATCTACAAGGAATTGGATTCCATTTGGGAGACGATAGAAACTGGCAAGAATGGCCAACAATCCGACTCAACGGACGAGGATCAAGCGGCTCGCGAGAGACAGCAAGACGCCGCGAAAATGCAGAAGATGTGGCAGGCTTGAACCATAAATTGAAACGCCATGAAAACCGAAAAACTCTTCAATTCGACCGACGAACACTTTCGCATGATGCCGCCTTCACGGCACAGTGCAGATCCAGCTAGTTCATCCGTGATTCAGAAGATCATGGATGCGCTGGACTGCGATATTGATGATGCGGTCAAAACTTTCGACCGACTGAGGAATTGGAGCCAAAACATTCTGGTTTTTGACAGGATTGCCTGCGTCTGGCATGGCCGAGATTGGCGTCCAGACGACGAGACGACCGAGGACGCATTGCGGCGTGAAGTTGCCGTTCTCATCGCCGAAGTTCGCCGATTGCGCCAGGAGATGAACAGCATTCACAAAGGCTTCAACAAGCCATTCCACCGGAACAAATCGAAAAATTTCTACGGAAAGATTTGACACCATTCCAGACAACTGCAACACTACGTCCGCAACAATGACCAATTTTCTGCAATCGGGAATAGTGCGCGAAGGAGAACTCGCGACGGGGTTTTTAATTGGATTTTTATCCCTGATTAAACACCCGATTGCAGTCGATTTTTGAATGAAAGTTTATACGGCCAAGGCCACAGCGGCGATGCTTCAAATCTGCACCGAGACGCTAAGGCGAATCGTTCGCAATGACGGCATCCAGCACAGGAGAATTGGCCGACGAATCCTTTTCACGGAAGCCGACATCGCGGCGATTCTTGAGAGTCGAGCAATGACCGGAGCTGTGAATCCGTACGCAAAGAAGACAAACAAACAACCGCAGATAGAGAATACAACCTATGAGCAACCAAGCAGCCACACTGACGGTAGCAGTACCGTCCCAGCAAGCACCGCAAGCCCTGACTCCAACCAGTCCTGACTTCTACGACCGCATCGACAGTCCGATGGATGCGGTGAAAACGATGGGCGACTGGATTAGCCACTCCGGCATGTTCGGATGCGTCAAGCCTGAGCAGGGCTACGTCCTCGCTCTGGAATGCATCGCCAGCCGGATGACTCCGCTGAGCTGGAAAAGAGAGAACCACTTGATCAACGGCAACATCACGATGAAGAGCGAATCGATGCTCTCTGGCCTGATGACCGCCGGTTGGGACATCGACTGGGTGCAGTTCGACATTCAGGCCGCAATCGCTGACTTTAGCAAAGGTGCGAAGAAGGTCCGCGTCTCATTCACCGCAGATGATGCGAAGCAAGCTGGACTAATCCCCGCAAAGCCAGGAAGCGGCTGGGCGAAGTTCCCTGCCGAGATGTTGCGTGCGCGTCTCATCAGCAAGGCAACTCGCATGCTCGATCCGCGAATCACGCAGGGTCGATACACGCCGGAGGAAGTGGCCGACTTCTCCGCCACCCCATCAGCACCCGCTCAACCCACTCAAACGCGCCAGACGGTCAATGTGACGCCGGAATCAACCTTCTCGCTGGTCGAGAAGCTAGAGCAGATTCTTGAGCCACATTCCGAAATCGCCAACGCGTTTCTCATCAGCAAGAACCTCATCAAGGAAGGTCAGAACTTCCGCGATGTCTCGACCAAGGTGGCCAACATGATCATCGGCGACGCCGATGGTTTCATCTCCAAGGCTAAGGCGTTCGCCAACCCGACCAACGAATGAGCATTCTAAACCGCCACGTTAATTTCGACATGCCAGCGGAGAAGTATCACGCCGTTGACGCTCTCTCAAAGTCGATGATGACCAAGATCCTCAAGTCGCCAGCGCACTACAAAGCGGCGCTGGACGAGCATCAGGAGCCGAGCAAGGCCATGCAACTTGGGACGGCCATTCACACCGCTGTTCTCGAACCGCATCTGTACTCACAGGTTGTCGCCGTGATTCCGCCCGATATCGACGGTCGGACGAAGGAGGGCAAGCAGTGGAAGGAGCAGCACAAGAGCCGCATCCACCTGACGCATGCCGAAGACATTGATGTGCAGGGAGTCGCGAACAGCGTTCGAAAGCATCCGTTCTGGGACATCATTCATCTCAACCACAAGATCGAAGCCAGCGTGTTTGCCGAGGACGAGGAAACCGGCATTCCCCTCAAAGCTCGCCCTGATCTTTGGGTCGAGGACCACACCCTAGTCGATGTGAAAACAACGGACGACGCATCACCTGAAGCGTTCAGCCGAACCATCTCCACGTTCGGATACCACATTCAAGCCGCGCATTATCTGGCGATGACCGAGGCTGAGAACTTCATCTTCGTAGCCGTCGAACGCAAAGCCCCGTACGCGGTTGGCATCTACAAGCTGGACGCCGAATGGCTTCAGGCCGGTGAAAACCTTCGCAGGAAGGCAATCTCGACGCTCCACGAATGCCGCGCACTGGACAGTTGGCCATCCTACCCAACGACGACCATCACACTTTCATGCCCAAAATGGGTGCTGAATAAATCGGAAAACTAAACCAAAATCGAAGCCTAACAATTATGTTCAAAGTCAATCGTAAGGACGCTGGAGGCAGCTACATCAATGCTGAAGGCGAGTACACTGTCACCGTGATGAAGGTCGAGGAAACGCTCGACGCGAAGGGCCGCGAGGTCTGCAAGGTGACATTCGCAACCGAAGACGGATCGAGCATCGCCGACCGTTTCATCAATCAGGAAAACGTCTGGTTCCGCGTCAACCAGTTGGTTGCCGCCACCAACCACAACGTGCCAGATGGAACCGAGGTGGACTTCCTTGGCAAGAAGGGCAGCTACGCCAACTTCCTCAAGTCGATGATCGGTCTTGAGCTTACCATCATCGTTCGCGCTGAAGAGTACGACCTGAATGGCGAGAAGAAGAAGGCGTATCGCATCAAGGCGATGAAGCCTGCTGTGGCCACGGCCCCAGAAGAAAAGCCGTTCTAATCCAAACCGGGGAGGGGTGCGTATTCCCTGATAACGCACAACCAATTCTAACGCATCCAATTCGTATCCATGAAAGTCAAACTTGTAGCTATTACAAAACCCCTTATCGGCGACGGGACAATGACCGCGTCCGATTTCATCACGTTCGCCGCCCGTGTCAGCAATCCGAGCAATCAGATGAGTCTGCTCACCGCTCCGAAACTACTGGCCTACTGCATCAGGCATGGCCATTGGAGCATCTTCGAACAGGCGTCGATGAC